GAGGCCTCTTTTGTCGTTAGGAGCGTTTCTTCAGTCATTTTTTAGGCTTTAGGTGAGAGGGGAGGTTAATTCCAGAGACCGAGATTCCTTCGACGACGGAGCGGACCGCCTTCTCGAGGAAGGATTCGATCGGGATCTTGTATCGTAAGGAAGCGAAGGAGAGGATCTCGTATTCCAAGGTCGAGACCTTGAGCGTTACCTCGATCTCGGGTTTGTCGATTGGAGGAGGTGTTTCTTTCATTTTGAGAGATTAGGTGAGAGGGTGAGGGAACGCTCGATCCCAAACGAGATCGTCTGGATCGTTAAGCGTGTCGAGGAGGGCGTGGAGATTGTGGAGAGCTTTATCGTAATACTCCGAGGGTTTTCCTCTCTCGTCGAGGAGGGTCTCTCGTAATCGTTCCCTTTGAGCGGAGTATTTTTCGGAGAATCTTGAAGCCTTGTTTGGGGGGTGCATTAGATCCCAAACGAGATCCGAGAGCCGTTCCTCGATCTTGACCGCAAGGCGATTTGGGGAGGGTGTGTGGGGAGAGGTTCTCTTTAAGAGTTCGAGAATCTCCAAACGCTCCGAAGGAGTTAGATTGATTAGATCCTCTTCGGTGTGTGGTGGTGGTGAGGAGGTGTGTGGTGGTGGCGTCGATTTCTTCATTTAGGGTAGGTTTTTACTTAAATGCGGAAAAACGCAAAAAGTACCAAAAACGAGAGGAGGCGGAGACCAAAAGGAGGAGAGAGGCACTTTACAAAGATCCAAGAAATGTCTCGTCCATTATGCACAAAAGGCGTGAGTTTTTGAACATACGTCCAAGAAACGCCAAGGATTAAGCCTCTTAAAATTATTTTATTTTTTATTGTCATTTCTTGTAGGTTCGTCCAAGAAATGTCTCTATCTTTGAACTAACAAAAACGCCTCTTATGAAAACTCTCGAAAATGCGATTTATCTCCGTGTATCTACCAAGAAACAAGGAGCGTCGGGCCTTGGCCTTGAGGCTCAAAGAGCGGACGTCAAAGCCAGAGGATACGAGGGTCGAGAGTTCGTCGAGGTGGAATCGGGAAGGAAGGACGATCGGGAGGTCCTCAAGGAGGCGATCGATTTTCTTCGTGTCTCTGGAGGGAAGCTCGTCGTCTCCAAGCTCGATCGTTTGTCTCGTTCCGTGAGAATGCTCTTCGAGCTTCGGGAGGCTATGCTCGTCGAGGGAATCGAGGTCGTCGTCTTGAATCTCCCAAACTTTGACACGTTAAGCGTCGGGATTTATGCCGTAATGGCCCAACACGAGGCCGAGTTAATTTCAGCGAGAACAAAGGCCGCAATGGCCCAAACAAAGATCCGTCGGGGAGAATGGAGGGAGGGGAATTGGAGCGAGGAGACGAGATCCTTGGCTCTTGAGGCTCGTCGAAAGAAGGCGTCCAAAAACAAGGAGAGAGACCAAGCCAAGCGTCAAATCGCCTCCTTGCTTCGGGAAGGCTGGTCTTTTTACAAGATCTCCAAGCACTTAAACGAGAGCGGATTCAAAGCTCCGAGAGGTGGAGCATACTCTCCAAAGGCCGTCTCTCGATTGGCTTCGGTGGTGGGCTTGTAGGGGTTTTGGTAGGGGGGTATTCGGCTATCTGTTCGTGCGTGTAGGGGATTCGGTAGGGGGTATTCTACTATCTGTTCGTGCGTGTAGGGGATTCGGTAGGGGTTTGAGTTACCGAGGGGGAGTTAGTTTTTTTTGAGATTTTGTCCGTGTCCAAAAATGAGGTTCTTTGGTATTTCGTGTTGGGGTGTATGCCTCTCTTTTGGAAGGGATAAAAAAGGCCCTATTTTTCGACCTTGAGGCTCACGTCGAGCCAGATCGGAAGCGGTCCGCCTTGGCCCAAGGTTCTCTCGTAATCCGAGCGGAGAAAGGAAAAGAGAGGGCGTGGAGCAAGATTCCGCCTCTCCTCGGTTAAGTAGCGGATTCGGAAAGCCTTTTCAAAGATTAGGAGAAGATCCGTCGAGGTGAGGAGGTTCTTGGCGACGAGGAGGTCGAGATCGTCGAGCGTCTGGATCGTGTATTCCATTTTTTAAGGGAGGAAGAGCCTTCTTTCGATAAAGCATTTACACTCTTGAGAGAGCCTCTCTCTCTTCCGTTCCTCCTTCAAAAAGATTTCGAGGAGGTGTTCGGGGGTCTTGATCTTATCCTTTGCGGTGTAATAGCTCCAGACCTTCTCGATCATTTCCGAGAGTTCGTCGATCGTTAGAGCGTTGGTTCTTGCGAAGGCCTCGAAATCGTCAAGGGAGGAGATCTCCGTCTCGATCGGTGTTGGGTTCGGTGTTGGGGTCATTAGGGCGATTTAAGGAGATTACAAACGGAGTAAAGAGGGCGTCGGATTCTGGAGCTATCTCGATCGATCGGAAGGTCGGGAGGACGTATCGAGCAAGGTCGCAAATGATCCGAAGCCGATCTCGTGGAGACAAGGTTTGGAGGTCTTGATCGAGCCTCGGGAGATTGTGAGCGATTAGGTTCGCAAAGTTTTCTCGAATTTCCGAGGCGGTTTTTTGATGTTTTTTGGGTGTTTTTGATACAAAATCAGCCATTTTTCAGGGGTTTTGAGGCGTTTTTTTTTGGTGTTTTTTGGGTCATTTCGGGTCAAGACGGATTTTTTTTGTGGTTTTCGTTACACTCGAGCGAAAGTTGTAACGAATGCAAAATCGGCCTTTTTGATAGCTTGGGAGCGTTTTTTTTTGTGGTGGAGGAGCTTCTCTCTCTGGTGGTGTAACGAAGGGGGTTTTATGCATTCTTGATATTGTGGAGGCCGTTTTTCGAAGCTTCTTGGCTCGATTCGTTACATACGTCGCAAAAAAACTCTTCTTAAAACTTTCTATTTTTTTACTATACCTTAAAATTAAGAATGTTTTTATTTCTGTAACGTATGTAATGAAAAAGAGAAAAAACGCCTTTTTTGATATTGTGGAGGCCGTTTTTCGTTCGTTACAAGGGCCCGTTTCTGTAACGTAGGTTGTAACGTATGTAACGAATGTCCAAACGTGTAACGTATGTAACGAAAGGGAGGCCGTGAAACGGAGGAGGCTCTCCAGAGCGGAGACCTCAAGAGATCGATTCTCCGAGCGTTTCGTCCGTTTGTGGGGCGTCCTATCGACCGAGAAATTTCGTCGCATTAGAGAGCCTCTAACGTGCCTTGAGCTAATCGAAGAAGGCCTCCGCCTTGGGGCGTCCTTTGCCTTCCTCCTTTTGTTTCCGTGCTTCGTCCATTGCGAGGAACTCGGGTCGAAAAACGATCTTATATCCTTTTTGCCTTGGTCCGATCATAAAGACGGGATTTGCGTGAGTGGCCCAAGCATACTCGAATCCGAGCCTTTTCATCTGTTCTCCGACCTTGTTTATCGTGAGGTTGAATCGATTATTTGCTTCTCCGATCTCCTTAATGTAAGTCGTTGAAACGATTACGGGTTTGTAGTATTCCTCAAAGGTCTCTCGACCAAGCTCGTCGATTAAGCTCTTGAGTTCTTCGGGGAGGTAGAACATTTTTGTAATTACCGCCTTCTCGATCGAGACCTCCTCGTATCGTTCCCTCGTGTATTCTTCGAGCCTCTGGATCTCGTCTCTTGTGAGGAAGAATCCGTCTGGGCGTTGTTTATACATTCTCGAGAGTTCGATCCAAAGGCCGACCCGATCGATTTTCTCCATTCTATCGAATGCGACGCCAGAGATCAAGACGGGAAGGATTCTCCGATTTCCCGTCGGGTCGTTAAGGATTCGCTCGTCGTTTGTCGTTCCGCAAAAGGTAGCCAAGCGGACGAGATCTTCCGAGAGACGATCGTAAGGCTTCCGAATTGAGACGACCTCCTTGGAAAGGATCTCCTTAAATTGTTTCGCCTCCTTCTTGGATTTGCCTCCAAACTCGTCGTCGCAAATTATGAGCTTCTTGGTCATAAGGACGTAATCGTCTTTTCCGCTATCGAATTTTGATTCGGAGTAATAGCGAGAGAGTTCTTTTGGGAGAAGCTCTCGGAAGAATCTCGTTTTTCCGATTCCTTGCGATCCGCAAAGGACCAAGCAAAGGACCGAATGCGTTCCATTCATAGCTCCCACGACGCCAAGAAGCCATTTCTTGACCAAGAGCCGAGCAAACTCTGTATCTCCTTCTCGTTCGCTCTTTATGCGGAGACAAGAAAGAAGCTCGTCCACGAGGCCTCTTTGTGGTTCGTGCATTCGGTTCTTCTCCAAGAAATCAAGGAAGGGATCGAAGGAATCAATGTAATTCGAGTGGAGGGAGAGCATAATTGCCTCCGTCGTGAGTTTGTTTCCGAGGATTTTCTTCGCCTCGATTGTAATCGTGTTTATGTTCTTGTTCGAGACCTCCTCTCCTTCAAGCTCGAGATTCCGTGTCCTTGTGTTATATCTCAAGGGGAAGATTCGGAGAAAGTCGATAAGCTCGTCGAAATCGATTTCGCTCTTATTCTTCTGTTTATCAAGGTGTTCCGAGGGGGCGGAAAGGACACGTTTTACGACCTCCTTGGTCATTTTTGGAGGGTAGCCTTGCAAAGATCCGATCGAGTAAAGAGAATCTTTACAAGCCCTCTCGTTCGAAGGTCCTCCGTTTTTTCCGATCTTTCTTCGGTGTAGGATTGCGGTTCGGATCATTGCGTCCTTTCGAGGGTCTCGGTCCGTAACGTCCGCTATTTGGAAGAAATATCGAAGCGTTCCAAAATTGACCTCTCCTCGGTTCGTGCGAAGAATGTAATCGAATTTGTCGTCGGTTTTCTCTGGAGTGTAATTCGAGTAATAGGACGAGATTTCGTGAAAATATGCTCGTCCTCCTTCGCCAAGATTCGCCAGAGCAAGAGCGATCTTGATCCAGACCTCGTGCCTCGAGGAGTTCGTCGCCTTGGAAGCCTCAAGAGCAAGGTCGATCTTCTTCTTTCGGATTTGCGTGAGAGCAAACGTGAGATCGTCCTCGTCGTAATCAAAGACGGAAGGAATGCGGTTCGAGGTGAATTTTCTCGGAGGGCCCTCGGGGATTGGGGGAGGTGTGAATTTGGGGTCGAGAGCCTCGTCTATGCCTTTTTCGGCTCTTGGTGAGGGGTTGTCCTTGGGAGTTAATTTCGGAAGCGTGGAGGCCTTCTCTTCAAGCGAGGAGAGAGTTCTCGGAGAAATGTTCTCTTGGTCGTTTTTAATGTAGGCCTCTGGATCGTGCGAGGCAAATCGGAGAGCGTTAAACTCTTTCGGAGCTTTATCGATTACAAGGCCGAGAGCGTCAAACTCCGCCTCCAGAGAGAGAAAATGCCTCTTTTGATCCTCCGCCTCGTGGCCTTTGCGGACCTCGATAGCGAAAAAAATAGCGTGTCCTCCGAGCAAGATTCCCGTCTTTTTGCATTCTCCGTCTCCAGAGGCCGAATTGAAATAGCCAAGGACCGAGGGATCGTTTTGGAACGGAAGGAGATCGGTTCGGAGGTCTCTTCCTTTGTTATCCTTCCGATCAAGATCAATAGAAATTACTTGCGAATGCTCGTAAAAGTCATCCTTTTTCCGTCCTTCAATAAATTGACCCGAGATCGTCCAAGCTGTAAGGTTAAGCTTCAAGGCGTCTCTCTCCTCCTTTGTTTTCTTGGTTCGGAGGAACTCGACCTCTTTTTGGTGTTCGCCTTCTTTGATAGAGCGGAGGATCTCAAAAGGGGAATTTTCTCCGATTGGAGTAGCGTTTTTGCCGTTAAGGAAGCGAGAAATAGTTTTTTTTTGGTAGATTTGCATAGCGTCGATTTTGAAAAAGGTCCTCTTCTGTGGTGGTGGTGGGCCTTTTTTATTTTTGGGATAAGTAGTTTTTTACCGAGTTTTCGGGGATAAGGATTCGAGATCCTCTTCGGTTCTGGAGCGTCGAGATCTTGCGTTCGAGGATCAAGACACGGAGACGAGAGATCGAAATCCGAAGCCGATCGGAGGCCTCTTTTGTCGTTAGGAGCGTTTCTTCAGTCATTTTTTAGGCTTTAGGTGAGAGGGGAGGTTAATTCCAGAGACCGAGATTCCTTCGACGACGGAGCGGACCGCCTTCTCGAGGAA